TTGTGCGGGTTGTGTGGTGATCGGTTGAGGACGGGGCTTCGGACCCATCAGGAGTATACCCTTAAACGCAAGGTCTGTCTAGATCTCTTCAAAGTGATACCCGTTTGCCTTGTGGCCATTCTTAATTGCTTTACTGATGCCCTGCCTGACAACGTGAACATCACGGGCGGCCTCCCCAAGACTGGCGTAGATCCTGCCGGTCTCAATGCAGCGCACACGCCTTGGCGCATAGGTCGGCGTGGGTCGTTTGGGATATTGCCGCAGGATGTCACGCGCCAGATCAGCATCCTCTAGCAGCAGGCCAAGCCCAACCTGGTCAACCCCGCCCAAACATTCAGGTCGTTTTTGGGCAAACCTCAACAGCTCTTTTTTGGTCACATAATTGAACGCAAACTTTTTGCCGTCGTGTTGATAAGTTTCAAGTGGATCAACAGTTAGCTTTTTCCACCCGGCAACCGTATTGCGCGGCACCTTTAAAATCTGGGCAACTTTGCTCAGGCTGTAATAAACAATCTCGGCTCGGGTGGAGTAGCCCAGCTGCCTGATTTTTTTGTCGATTGAATTAGCTGTTCTATCTCGGCGCCCCCTTAATCGGTTCCATGCATTGAACGCCTTAATTAGACGCTTTAGCGGCAGGCTTTGCACCAAGTCAAGCAAGCTATCGGTTTCTTCTTTCGTCCATGGTCTGACTGTTGGCTTGAATTTGAAGCTGCATTCGCGGCTGCAGGTTTTCCGTACTGATGGCCGACCGTTGCGCATTATTTTGATGTCAAACTCAGCGCCGCAAATCTTGCAGATTCGTGTGTACTTAGAGTCTTTCACAGTGTGTTGATGGTAATCAGTGCGCCGGGTCGTTCGCCTTCGTTGGCGTATTGCTTTGTGGCGATCAACGTCACAACTTGGGAATCGTCTTTGATCAAGACGCCTGTGATCCCGTCAAGGGTTGAGCGACACAGCTTGTCAAGATCAGGTTTGCTGCTTTTGTAAAACGGGGCCTTAGGCTTGAGCGCACCTTTGCTGTTGTAATGCGCCTTAGGGCGGTTGAACATAAAAGTGATCAACACAGACACCTGGCCATCGGTCATCGGCTCACCTGTCGCTAAAGCTGCTTGGCTGACGGCAAAACGCCATGGCTTGACCTTGGCTGATGCTTCAACCATTCGGCCATTGCCAACGTGACGTTTGCTGCCTTGAGGTGCTGGCTCAATGCCCTGCACGGCGAATTTCACTTCGTATGCGTCAGACAACGATTCAGGTGTTCAACTGGCGTGCTCAGTGTGATGCCTTGTACGTCAGGGCGCATGGACAGCAGCCAGAACAAAAGCCGCGTTTGCCACGAAAGATTATGAGGGTTGGCCATGGGAACGAATCAGGCAGTTTTCAAGATGGATTTTTTCGCGAGCTGACTTGTAATACAAACTGCGCGCCTCTTCTTTGGGGTCAACGGTCAGCAGGTAACTGGTCAGTTCAGCCACAGCGTCTGTGTATTGCTCTGGATCCCATAGGTCGTACTTAGCCAAGATGGCCTCAATGCGGTCGTCTATGGGAGAGCCAGCCATTAGAACTCTGCTTTAGGCAGCGTCACTCTCCAATATTCTGTTTCCCGCTTACTGGCGATGCCTTCAAACTCCTCTAGCTGCTTGAGTTGCTTTACCGCTTCGCTGTACTGGTAGGTGGTCTTCACGCAACGCGTAACTTTGATGCCATGAAGGGCGAGGTTGCCTTCATCGTCTTTGATGTCGTCTAGGTCGCCTGCGGTGTACATCAAGGCCAGATCGTCCATGAGGCGATCAAGGATTTCCTGATGACGGGCGATTTCTTTTTTGGTGCTGGCGATGACGCCGAGCAGGCTGCTGGGGTTGGTCATGGTGAAGAAAAAAGCCCCGTGAGGGGCCATAGATCAGAACAGGAGGCCGAGGCAGAAGCTCACGGCTGCAATCCACAAGGCAACGGTGATCTGTTCTTTGGATTCGTTCACCTGCTGCTCAAGGGTTGAGGTGGTGTCAGCTTGCTGCTGTAGCAGGTCAATCAGTTGCGCCTTGGTGGCGCGGGAAAGGTTGGTCATGGTGTTCCGTGTCGTGGTGGCATCGCTGCCATAGGGAGTATACCCCTAAATGGAGGGCATGGCAACCCGCCTCAAAACTCCGGCTGATTCAGCATCAAAAACGCATCACGAGCGCCCTGCCACTCGATCACAGCCTCGTCAACATCCACCTTTTGCAGCGTCGTGCTGCCAGGCCGGCTCCACAGCACACCAGCCTTCTGTACGTACAGCTTCGGCCAGTGCAGGCTGAGCATCCCCAGATACCCGCCCAACTGCGGGCTCACGTCATACGGGCTGGCATCGGCCTTGCCCTGCGTTTTCAGATCCACCAGCACCAACTGCGTGTGATCATCCTTTCGCCGCAACAAGCAATCAAGGCTGCCCGCAATGTTGCGCTCCAAGTCACAAAGCCGATACTCGCAGGCCACAGCCTCATACGTATTCCAGACGGAATGCTCCAGCAGCGGCTCCACCCATTCGCTGTAGTCAGCTGGATACACCCCTGGCTCACCAGTCGTCAGAAAGGTCTCCAACGCCAGATGCACTGCCTTCCCACGCGGCTCCCAGATGTGCTTCGTCTCCATAATCCTCCGCATCGCCCACTCGTCCTTCGTCCCCTTGCAAACCTGTGTGACTGAATGACCCAGCCACTGACCCGTGGGCTGCCACTGGTAGCGGTGTGCTTCCTCGTTGAACAGGATCGGCAACGGCGGTAACCACCGGGAAGTCTCTGGGGCTGACGACTTCAACTCGTTCTGCTGGTGTGGGCTCATCTCTGAGAGGGTTGCGAAAGACGGGTGGTACGAAGCCGGGAATGCGCTTGGCATCCTCCATTGTGATGATCCAGCCCGGTGATGGCACATCTAGATCCTGCAGGGTCCAATGCCCGGCAGCAATGCCACGACGCAGCAGGCTGATTACTTCTGTTGTGTCAAATGCTTGTTTCATGTGTTGATTGTGATCGTGCCTGCGTTGCCACGTCTGGCCCCGTCACGCCTAGTCCCTCCTTAATTCGACTCGCCTTGCCTGCGATGCAGTGCCATTCCTCGCCACGCCGGACCCGTCCAAGCCCCGCCAAGCCTGCGTTACCAAGCCAAACCCAGCCGTGCCTGGCCATGCCGTGCCTGCGATTCCCTGTCGCTCCTTGCCACATCTCGCCACTTCAAGCCCCGCTGCGCCTTGCCTGCGATGCCTTGCCGATCCCTACCATTCCGCGTCTCTCGTTGCCTAGCCAGCGTTACCAAGCCCGACCGAGCCTTGCCAGACCAAGCCGTGCCATGCCTGCGATGCCATGCCATTGATCGCCTAAACGATCCTCGCCCTGCCTGCCATGCCTGATCCAGCCACGCCTCGCCAAGCCGTGCCATGCCGCGCCTCGCCTGCCCTGCCAATTCTGGCCCAGTCATGCCACGCCAGTCCTCACCTTGCCTGCGATTCCATGCCGTGCCTGATGGTGGAATTAAGCAGCCTGCTGCAGTGCTGAACTGGCAATAGATAATGCCTGCTCAACTTGTTTCAGCATTGCTCTGCGCTCACGATCTCGTTTGCCGTCACCAGACTTGGCAACGCGTTCAAGATCATTAATCGCAGCCTGTGCTTGTTGCAACCTTTGATACGCAGCCTTAAAAGCTAAGGCGTACTCATCAAGGTTCTTAACTGCAACAGTCGTATCCTGGTAATAGCCCTGCTCACCAGAAGTGGCGGGTTGAATGTGAACGTAGGCAGGGCGGGATTCGCGCTCCTTGATGATTACCTTCAAAGAACGTGGCACTTGACGCAACTCATGTTTGCGCCATTTCTCGCCCGCCACAGAATCATCCCAAGTGCATAAAGGATGAAGTGGCGCATCATCAGGCTTAGCTTCTTCAAGCATTACGTCAACCGTAATACCGCCGTCGCGTTGCCTGATTCGCTCTAATTCGTCGCCTACAACTTGAGGATCAACGCTAAATCGAGCGCCGTTAATCCATTCGTACCGCTTGTCAGTCATGGCAATCAAACGATGTTGAACAGACCGTTGCCAACGCCAGCAGATTGTTTGCTGTCGGGACGGCCTTCACCAATCCCAACCTGCATACCAACCCTGTGCATCAAATTGGCAACATCCTCGGCGGTCAGAATCCCTGCGTCGTAACGAATCCGCAGGTTGGCAGCCCAAGGCATGTAAGTAGGACGTGGGCGAAGGTCAATCACGCCTGACGCATTGCGGCAAGGACTGACCACCATCTGAGGTTCGCCTTCTGTGATCCGCACTAACGGGGTGAAATCATCTGCGTCAAAGCCGTCAGGCTCGACAAAAATGGCCAACTTGGCCTTGGTCATCACAAAACCAGCAGCACGGCAAGCGCTAATTGCAGCATTGCGGAAACTTGCGGCGTGAATGCCGTCCCATCCTTCCGTGCTCACATGACGTGCGCCGTTAAACAGGTCTTCAAAATCCTTTGCTTCGCGGTTCTTCTTTGACTTGGCGGTAGATCCGGCCATTTGCGTGGCCATCATCATTTCCTTCGCCTTGGCCGAAAACTTGTTGATCACCAACGGGGCGGTGCCCTTGATCGTCAATTCGATGTAACGCATGTCAGGCGCCGTAATCGTGACGGCCTGGCTTGCTTTTGCAGTAGTTGCCATGAGAAACTGGGACCAGCCTGTGACTGGACGTGAGGTGTCAGTTGTGGGTCAGGGCTCCCGGTGGTGGAACACCGTGTTGGGCCCGTCTCTTGGAGTGTACCCCTAGGGAGTCCTAAGAGCAACCCCTTTTGTCAAATTGCCCTCCAAAGCCGCTCTTTGTCTGCGTGATCACGCTCTGACGCGGCCATCGGATGCAGGACGTAACGCGCTGCCAGCGGGCTCTTTGGGTCGTCAGCGCCCACGTTCGGGCAGAAGGTCATGTACAGCCCCTGATCGTCGTACTTCCCCATCGGGTGCCCGTAGCAGGCGTCTAGGGGTGGTGTGCGCGTGGTGGTAACCGTGTAGGACACGGCGCGGGTTTTGGCGTCAGCCACCTGCCAGACGTATTTGCCCCTGGCGTCAGGTGAATACAGTTTCATGGTGAGTCTCAAATGATTAACAAAGGGCAGGATCAGTCGTTCTCAATCCAGCAGCCCATATCGGCGCTCCATTGCCGCCCGGCCTTCTGAACCTTGTGCTCTTCAAGCCAAACCTCATAACGCCCGTCACGGATCCACCGAAAGGCATCAGGCAACGGCGAGCAAAACTCGCTTGATTTCAGCTTGGCCTTCTGATCATTGATATTCCGCTCAAGCGCAGCAAGCAACTGATCGGCACCTTGGCCACCTTTGGCCACCTTCCACTCTTCATACGCCCGTGGCTTGCTCTGATTACTGGCGCGAGAAGGAGACGACTGATACAGCTTCCACCATTGTTGGAACTCCTGCGCGTACTCCGTCCGATGCCGTTTTTCCACAGGTTTTCTTGCCTGCGGCACAACTAAAGAAGGGTCCTTCCTAGGGGTTCCCTCAGACTCCCTCCCGACACCATCCCCCAAGAAATTAGTTAGTTCAAAACCAAAATTTTCAGGAGCAGAAGACTCAACAGCCTGCGAACCTGAATCTTCTGATTCGTCTGAAGGTTCCGGTGATGCAGGCGTAACTGTAACCTGCTCCGTTGAGTGGTTACCTGTGTTTCCCGCACCGACATGGTACGCGGATAGCTTAGCCTCCCTGTCAACCCCCAATTCGATCAAAAACAAGCAAAACCTAGACAGGGACATGGTTCTGGGCTTGTGACGCATCACGTCTTCGGCCACTTCGTCGGGCAAACGCAGGTCAAGGCGTGTTGGCATGATTTAAGGAAAGTCAGTCATTGCAATGGGTTTGGATGGCGTTGCGGCAAATTTCCGCAAATCTCGGCGGATCGCGGGAATTACCGGCAAAATTCCGCAAATTGCGGGCAAACGCCGGAGCAGAGATTAGCCAGATTTTTGGGCATGGCAAGCATCCCAGCGAACATTTCCACAATCTTTTTGCGTCTCACCCGCGTCTCGCCAATCCCAAACTCGTCCCAACTGAGTCCCATTTCTCGCCATTCTTCCGTTTTGGGTTTATCCTTTATTCATTCGTTTTTCTGCAACATTGGCGCGTTCAACCGCTGCCGAAGTCAACTTCCGTGTTGACACTATTTACGGTCTTTTGACCGAAGGACAATCGCGTGGGCAAATTGTGCAGTTCTGCGCGAAACAATGGAATCTGCAAAATCGCCAAGCTGATGAATACATTCAACGCGCCAGAATTCGCCTAGAAGAAGACGCCGCCATGACCCGGCCCTCTTGGATCGCCGAAGCCCTAGGTCGTGCTCGCACCTACGAACAGTCCGCCTACAAGCGCGGTCAAACGCAGGTCGCACTCAATGCCATCCAGCTTCAAGCCAAATTGATCGGCCTTGAAATTTGAGCCTGCTCGCCAATGCCCCTGGTGGCTTCCTGCTTGAACCACCCATCCCCGCAGACCTTCAGGATCAAAAGGACTGGCTGCCCTTCGCCCAGCAGCTCTACCAAGGTCTGACCGGCCCGCAGCGTCAGGTCTGGGATGCACCCGAGCGTTTCAAGCTGCTGTGCTCTGGTCGCCGTTTCGGAAAAACATATTTATGCATCAGCCGTCTTGTGGCCTGGGCCATTGAAAACCCCGGCAGCCTGAACTGGTACGTCACGCAAACCTATAAATCGGCAAAACAAATTGCGTGGCGCCAGCTTCGTGCCATGGTGCCGCCCGAAATGTTTGCCAGAAAAAACGAATCTGAACTCTCCGTTGAATTAAGCAACGGCAGCGTGATCGCCCTCAAAGGTGCCGAGTCAGCAGACGCCCTCCGTGGTGTGTCGCTCAGCAGCCTGATCGTTGACGAAGCCGCATACGTCAAGCAGGAAGCATGGGAGATGGTGCTACGCCCGGCCCTGTCTGATCAAGGTGGCCCCGCATGGTTTATCACCACCCCTGCTGGCCTGAACTGGTTTCACGACCTATGGGAACAGGCGCAGGATCAGCCCGACTGGTCAACCTTCAGTTACACCACGATCCAAGGTGGCAACGTTCCCGAGGATGAGGTTGAGGCTGCCCGTCGCACGCTTGACGACCGCACCTTCCGGCAGGAATACCTCGCCAGCTTTGAAACCCTCTCGGGCCGTGTCTACCCCGATTTCAGCGACGACAACATTTCCGATACCGTCCGCGACACCGGTGGTCCGATCCTGTGGGGCACGGACTTCAATGTGAGCGTGCTGGCCGGTGTGCTCGGTAGCCGCGTGGGCGACACACTCCATATATGGGATGAGGTGTCCGTAACGCAGACCAACACGGATGAGGTGTGCGCCATGCTGCGTGAGCGGTTCAGGGATCGAAAGCTAATCGCCTACCCTGATCCCACCGGCAGTGCCCGCAAGACTTCATCTGCTGGCCGCACTGACCACGAGATCATCCGTCAGTACGGGTTCGGCTGTGTCAGCCCTAAGGCGCCCTGGGCAGTGAAGGACAAGATCAACGCCACTAACAGCCTGATCCGTAACGCCAATGGCCAGATTCGCCTGTTCGTTCACCCGCGTTGCAAGAACACGATCAAGGCGCTGCGCAACGTGACCTACAAGCAGGGTGCTGACGATTATGTGATCGACAAGTCGGCCGGGATCGAGCATTGGACGGATGGGCTGGGGTACTTGGTGATGTCTGAGTACAACCCGCTCTATGCCAACGCGGGCAAGGGCACGGGCATCAGGCTATATTGACGCCACCAGCAAAGTCCCCTGCTGGGTGCTGTCAGAAGTCGGATCAACACACGCCTTGCGTCTGTCCCGAGGGAAGCCAGCCAACTGAAACTGAAGTCGGGCAACCGCTGCGTGCGATCCGAGGGATGGTTCAGATTCACCTGCGTCGGGCGAGAGAGCCCCTGCTCAAGCGGGGGTTTTCTTTTGCCTGTTGACAGATGGGCAGGGTATACCCCATAATTAAGGGACAGGGGGCGACCCCACCACACACAAGACCATGAATACCGCAACCATCCCCGCTCTCCCCGCCGGCACCGGCCACTTCCTGATCTCTGCCGATGGCACTGAGCTGATTCGTTTCTCTGACGCCGGTGATCACCAGATGCTTATGAACCGCTTTGCTATCGAAGCCGGTGAGTGGGTCATCCAAAGCGGCGGTTTTAACTGGGTTGGCATCATGCGCCAGCGTTATCAAGCCTTTACCGCTAAGGGCTACCGCAAAATCGCCTGATCTACCGGCCCCTTCGGGGGCCTTTTCTTATGACGCAGCAACACCCCATCACCCCACCGCCGGAGCTGGTGCAAGCGTGGTCTGACGAGGCATTGACCGCCTCTGGAATGTTTGAAGTCAAGATCAAATTTGCCACCTGTGCCGCCCAATGGGGCGCAGACCAGGAGCTGGAGGCGTGCTGTGAGTGGATGGCGGAAGAGACGCCCATCAGCTACATCAACGCACTCCGCGTCGCCCGCCGCCCTAAACTGCCGAGTTTGAAAGAGCAGGCGCTAGTTGCGCTTCATGCTGTTGCCGTCGGCGCAAATGACATGCGCGAGCAGTGCCAAGACTTTGAGACGATCCGCCGCGCACTGGAGCAGTTACCCTGAAGCCGTTCCCGCTCTGCCTTGGCATCGGGCTGTGCCTTTTCCTTATGTCTGCACCCCTCTGGCGCGATCTTGAAGCCGCCTTCGATTCCGTTCAGGACGACGCCTCCTACGACTTCAACGAAGCCGCTTCCGCCATGCTCACCGCAATTCAGCAATGGCTTTACGACAACGGCTTTGATGATGCCGGTGACGCCCTAGACGATGAAATTAACAGCGCCGACGAAGCCGCATAAACTTTGATCTGCCGGGTCGGTTCAGTGCGAAAGGCTGAACGCCGTGTGTGGCGGTATCGGAGGCCCGGCTTACATTTACGACTAACCTAGAGCCATAGAATTTGTGTATGGCTAGGCGCAAAGAATGACCTACACCGGTTTCAACGCATACGACCGGCTTCTGACGCGCAAAGCCACGCAGGTGCAGGATCCCAACAACGCTTGGGCTGCGCAGGAACCCCACTGGATCCTGATCGAGGATCTGATGGAAGGCACCTTCGGAATGCGCCGTAAGCATCGGCGTTACCTGCCGCAAGAACCCCGCGAGCAAGACGAGTCATACGACAACCGCCTAGCCCGTAGCGTTTGCCCGCCGTATTACCAGCGGCTTGAGCGGATGTTGGCCGGCATGTTGACCCGCAAGCCTGTACGCCTTGACGACGTACCCGATGTCATCCGCGAACAGCTTTTTGATGTAGACCTGCAGGGCAACGACCTGAACATTTTTGTCTACGAATTGGCCCGCAAAATTGTGCGTTATGGCCACGCTGGCGTGTTGGTTGATTTCCCCAGTGAAACAGATGATGAGCTGCAAAACATCACTGACACCGCATCACTTCGCCCGTATTGGGTGACTTACACCCCGCGCGACATTCTTGGTTGGCGATCTGAAATTACCAACGGCGCACAGAAGCTGACCATGCTGCGCCTGCGCGAACTGATCGTTGTGCCTGATGGCGATTTTGGTGAAAAATATCTAGAGCAAATTCGCGTCTTGCGCCCTGGCTCTTACGAATTGCACCGGCAGTCCGATACCAAGGGCCAGTACGAGATTGTTGCGGAAGGCACTACCAGCCTTGATTACATTCCCTTTTCGGTTGCCTACTCCAACCGTGTCGGCCTGCTTGAGTCACGCCCACCGCTGGAAGACATCGCTGAGCTGAATCTCAAGACGTACCAAATCCAGAGCGATCTGGACAACATGCTGCACATCAGCGGCGTGCCCATGCTTGCCTTCTACGGCTTTCCGTCATCTGCCGAGGAAGTATCCGCTGGCCCTGGTGAAGCCATCGCCTTCCCTGCTGAGGGCCGGGCTGAGTACATCGAGCCTGATGGCAAGAGCTACGAAGCGCAGTTCCGCCGTCTTGAGCAGCTTGCCGCGCAGATCAACGAACTTGGCCTTTCTGCTGTCCTAGGTCAAAAGCTCAGTGCTGAAACTGCTGAGGCAAAACGGATTGACCGCAGCCAAGGCGACAGCACCATGATGGTGATCGCTCAGCAGGTGCAAGACCTGATCGACAACTGCCTGCGGTATCACGCTGACTACCTTGGTCAACAGCAATCAGGCAGCAGCTTTGTCAATCGGGATTTTGTGGGCGCACGCCTTGAACCCACCGAGATCCTTGCCCTGCTGCAGCTGTATACCGCTGGCACCATCACCCAAAAAACACTGCTGGATCAACTGGCAGAAGGTGAAGTGCTGGGTGATGACTTCGATGTAGAAGAGGAACTGGAGGCTACGCAATCGGGCGGACTGATTGAGCTTGGCGGCCCTGAAAATCTTGGCGCTGAAGATGTATCTGGCGAAGAGATGTCCGAAGATCAAAGCCCTGACGATGAAATGCAATGACGCAATCAGGCGTAACACCTCGCCTGCTCAATGTTGAGCAATTCAAGCGGCGCATCAACCGCAACGATCCTGTTGCCAACATTTACCGCAACGCCATTGATCTAAACCGTTTCAGCAATGCCGTAGCCGGTCAGATTGTCCGTGATTACAACAGCATCATCCTGAGTGCCGTTGAAGACCTGCGCCGTATAGACCTTGGCGTCCCCACAGCAGGTGGTGGCATCGTCAGCCCGGCATCAGTGCAGGCGCAGCGTTTGCGTGTTTTGCTGGCGCAACTTAAAGAATCATTAGATAGCTGGGCGGAACGCAGCACGGCATACGCAGCCGTTGAACTGCAGGGTCTAGCCGAGCTTCAGACGGAGTTCGTCACTGATCAATTGCGGCTTGCTGTTGCTGGTGGTGAAGCTGGTGGCCGTGGCATTGAACCCAGCGTTGTCGCTCAGCAGGCGGTCAACACAGTTGAGGTGGCGCCGAACTTTGCCGCCACTGTTGCGACTGTTGATCCAACGGACTTGAACTTCACGTTGCCAGGCACTGGTGGTTTCAACCTGACGGCAGGTCAAGGTGCAGCGATCACATTGCCGAATGGTCAAGTCGTAGAAAAGGCGTTTCGTGGTCTTGCTGAATCGCAAGCGCAACGCTTCAACACCACAATCAGAACGGGCATCCTTGCCGGTGAACCAACGCCGCAGATCGCACGCCGCTTGGTGGGCAACCTTGATTTCGGGCAGTTGGCCAAGACTGCAAAGCAGCAAGCCCTAGCAGGTGGCGAACTGATCAAAATGGCTGACCATCAGGTGTTGACCGTTGTGCGTACAAGCGTGCAGCAGGTGGCCAACACAGCTAGTCAAAACGTCTACCAAGCCAATCAGGACGTAACTAAGAAATACCGTTACGTTGCCACGCTGGATAGCCGCACCTCAGCAATCTGCCGCAGCCTTGACGGCAAAGAATACGTTTACGGCAAAGGCCCGCAACCGCCAGTTCACTTCAACTGCAGGTCAACGACTATTCCGATTGTTGATTACCGCGCACTTGGTTTGCGTCCGCCCGAAGAAGTCATTGGCGAAGGTACGCGTGCCGCAGAAGGTGGTCGGGTTTCAGCTAGTACCAACTACGGTCAGTGGCTACAGAAGCAACCGAGGGCATATCAGGAAGAGGTGCTCGGTAAATCACGCGCCGCATATTTTGATCGCCTCAGTCAAAAGTTTGGCCCGCAACAGGCGCTAAGTCGGATGGTGCGCGAAGACGGATCTGAAGTCCCACTTAGAGTGTTGCAAGAACGCTACGGTTCAAACAATGGCTAAGAAGCCGACCAAGGCCGAGAAGAAAATCGGCAAGGTGATGAAGGAATACAAGGAGGGCACCCTGCAGTCCGGTAAGCCTGGCCCCGGCAAAGGTCCCAAGGTCAAAAGTAAATCTCAAGCACTCGCGATTGCCCTAAGTGAAGCTGGCAAAGCCCGTAAACCCAAAGGCAAAAAGTAATGGTTGTACGGCTATAATTACAGAACCTTGAATACAAGCCTGCATGGCCGCTTGCCCGGAACGGTCCAAATACGCCAACCGCACCAAGCGGGCTTGGTATTACCCTGAAACACAGGAAAAAATTTGCGCAAAATGCGCAATTAAAACCAGCGTTGTTAATTTCTTTAAGCATAATCAAACCAAAGATGGTTACCATTCTTGGTGTAAACAGTGCTGCAAAAAAGGCAACGAAAAGTCTAGGGCTAAAAAATACAGCACTTTCGAGGGCCGAATAACAACCCTTTTGCGCTGTTGCCGAATTAGTGCAATAAAAAGAAAGCAAGAATGTACTATAACGTCGGAAGACTTAGTGAACGCGTGGCGAAAGCAGGGCGGCATCTGCGTTTACACGGGATGCGAAATGACAACGGCGCCCAGCCAGTACAATTCCGTTTCGGTTGAGCGGGTAGATAATTCAATAGGTTATACTGCCGAAAACACTGTTTTGGTTTGTAATATTGTCAACAGAATGAAAAGCGATATACCCGGGGAAATATTTTTTGATACTTGCCTTGCTGTTGTTCGGCACCTAGGAAACGCAAATGGAGATCTAGACGTAGACTTTTCCAAGTGACCCAATTCGTCATGCCTCGCAAAAAACAAGGCGATCCGGGCTTGTACGATTCAATTCGGGCCAAGCGCAAGCGGATGGAGGAAGGCGCTAAGGAACGCAAGGCACGTCCCGGCGAAGCTGATTACCCGGATAAAGGCGCTTTCAAAGCTGCTGCCAAGACAGCCAAAAAACGCAAGCCCAAAAAATGAAAGGCCGCATCTGGGAGGGCAACTGCACATACCTCAAGTGCAGCGACGGCATCATCGAAGGCCGCTTTGTCTTCCCGTGTCCCACCAGCCCTGACACGCTTGGCGCATTGATGGGCAGGTTGGCCGAGGGCGTAGAGGTAATCATCTGCGTGGATGATGACGACGACGGCGACGAAGACGATTAACTCTGCTCCTGATGATGGATCCAATCCTTCAGGCCCATCACATATGCACGTAGCGCCTGCGCATTTCTGGCGTGCCACGGGTCACCCGTTGCCAAATACTCCATCATGTGCAGATCCACCGCCTTCAAACAGTGGTGAATGATCGGGTTCCATGGCCCACGAACCGGTGTATCCCACTCGCGCGGTGACATGACGTGACAAGGTGTAAACCTACCTATACACTCTGATTGTTACCCTACGGGTTTTTCATGTCTGAAGAGCAATTGCAGGAAGCTACGCCGACTGCATCTGGTGATGACCTTGACGCATTGAAACGAAGCGTTGAGGCATTGGAACGCAAAAACTTTGAGCTGATCGGCAAACTCAAAGAAGCCAAGGAAAAGACACCAGCACTGCCCGATGGTCTCAATGTTCAGGAGCTTGTTGAGTTCAAGCGCAAGAAAGAACAGGAAGAGCTTGAATCCAAAGGCAAATACGACGAAGCCCTGAAGCAATACGCTCAGCAATTCCAAGAGCGTGAAGACGGTTACAAAAAACGTATCGCCGAGCTTGAGTCGCAACTGACGGTCAATCAGCTTGATAACCGTGTCGTTGCAATTCTTGCCGAACAGGGTGCCCACAATCCACACGATGCGTTGCGCTTGGTGCGTGATCAGTTGAAGCTTGACGACAGCGGCAACCCCATCGCTGTTGATGGCTACAACGAAATTCCCATGGATCAGTGGGTGGAGCGTCTCAAATCTGAGCGTGGCTACCTGTTCAAGGCATCTAACGTCAAAGGCTCTGGCGCGCCTGTCGGCACCAAGATCAGCAGCACCGACGTACCCGTGGGCATCAAAAACCCATTCCTGCCCGAGAACTTCAACCTGACCGAGCAGTCACGCCTGTTCCGCACGGATCGTGATCTGTACGAAAAGTTGAAAACTGCAGCGGCTTCTGCTTAAGATGTAACCGTTAAACGTGAATGGTTACGCCGTTCCGTTATTGGGTTACGCCCGCAAACAGCAAATTACCTAAGGATTCATCATGGCGACTCTTCGCTCTGATGTCATCATCCCCGAAATTTTTACTCCGTACGTGATCGAGCAATCGACACTGCGGAATCAGTTTCTGGCCAGCGGCGTTGTGCAGCCCATGGCGGAACTGAATGCAACCGAGGGTGGTGACTTCGTTAACGTGCCTTGACCGACCGTTAAGGGCCTCTAAGGCGTAATCCTTGGAGATAACGGGGTGAATTGCTGGAAAAGCCACCACCCGAAAGGGCAGGCCAATCAGCAGCCAAGCCAGCCCACAAGCTGGAAGGTTCAACGACTAGGACCCGAGAGGAAACTCGGTAACGGTCCCACGAGTGCCCCGCACCCAACCAGTTTTTGACCAGGGGGTGAAGAGATAGTCTGACCTGCGACCGATGGCAAAGGCGCAGAACCAAGGGATAAAGAGCCCTTGGGATAACAACAGTGTTCTGGAAGGCAAACCTGTCTGGCGACCTAGAAGTCCTTACCGACTCCACCAGCCTGACCCCCGGCAAAATCACTGCTGACAAGCAAGTCGGCGTGATCCTGCACCGTGGCCGCGCTTTTGAGGCCCGTGACCTTGCTGCTCTTGCTGCAGGTTCCGACCCCATGGCTGCCATCGGTCAAAAGGTTGGTGAGTACGTTGCCAACCAACAGCAGGCTGACCTGTACAAGTGTCTGGAAGGTGTGTTCGGTTCTCTGACCGGTGGCGACTCTCCGGCTTTTGGTGATCTGCGTTTTGACACCAGCGGCGCAACTGCCCTCGGTCCCCGTCAGGTGGCTCGGGCTCGCGCAATCCTGGGCGATCAAGGCGACAAGCTGACCGCTGTGGCCATGCACTCGGCTTGCTACTACGACCTCGTGGAGCGCAAGGCGATTGACTACGTGACCAACACGGAAGCTCGTCTTACCACCCCTGCGACTGGCGCTAGCACCATCAACGCTGTTGGCGGTTCTATTGCTGGTGCATACGGCGATGTTCGCGTTCCGACCTACATGGGTCTGAATGTAATCATCTCTGATGACATCACCAACAGTGGTGGTAACTACGCCTGCTATTTCTTCACCAACGGTGCAATTGCATCTGGTGAGCAAGCCGCAATGCGTACTGAAACCGACCGCGATATCCTCGCCAAGTCGGATGCCATGTCGCTGGACATGCATTACATCTACCACCCGGTAGGTGCCAAGTGGGGTGTGACCACCACCAACCCAACCCGTGCTCAGCTCGCAACTGTGGGCAACTGGAGCAAGGTGTACGAAACCAAGAACATTGGGATTGTTCGTACGACCGTCACTTCGAACTTCGATTGAGGTAACTAATCATGCCATCCTCGATCTTTGAGCTGACTTCTGATCTTGCCGTCCTGAACGTCAAGGCTTCTCAGAAGGTTGTTACCGCCGCCGGTAACGAAGCAACCACCCTCACCGCTGCACAGTGTGTTGAGGGCGTTGTGACCATGACCCCTTCCACGGGTCGTGCTCTGACCACCCCCACGGGCGCTGAACTCAAGACCTTCTTCGGTGGGCAACTTGAAATCGGCACCAGCTTCGAGCTGACCGTGGTGAACGTGGCTGCCTCCACTCACGCAATCACCCTGACCGCTGCCGCTTCTGGCATCACCCTGGGTGGCGTGGCTGCTATGGCAACCATTGCTGCTGCTACCAGCGCCAGCTACACGTTCGTTTGCACCGCAGTGGGCACCCCTGCCTTCACTGTGTACCGCAAGAACAGCTGATGGGCATGATCGCCTTTCGGCGACTGCGTGAACGGGAGGCTCTGGCTACGGCTGGGGCCTCTTTTTCTGATGCAGAGCCTACGCCTACACTTGAAGTAACAGAAGACCAGTCGCTGTCTACCGATGGCAATTACCCTCGACGCAACGGTGGGCGGCGCAAACGCCAACAGCTACCTGACACTGGCAGCAGCGGAAGCGATCATTGATGGGTTTGTGCAGGATGAAGATGTAACGGCGTGGGCATCAGCTACCACCGATCAAAAAAACCGTGCACTTTTTACAGCTGCTCAGCGGCTTGATCGTGAACGCTTCCTTGGTGCCCGTGCTACTGACACCCAAGCCTTGCAATGGCCTCGCACCGGTGTACGCAAGCCAGACACGTACATCAACACCTATGCCGTCGGCTTCCCGTTCCGCATCACCACGGACTATTTCACCGACACGGAAATCCCAAGTCAGATTAAATACGCTCAGTGTGTGCTGGCGACGTATCTGAACAACAACAGGGATGGCATGGCACTGAGTGGCCTTGAGGATTACAAGTCCGTGACCATCGGCAGCTTGAGCGTCACCACCGCCGGGGCAAGCAGTACCGCAGCAGGCGCTGATCGAATTCCACCCATTGTTGAGCGGTATTTGACCGGTCTTAGAATCAGTGGACCAGGCAACATTGCTATCCGGCGGAGCTGATCATGGCCGACTCTGATATGTACAACATTGGTTTTGAGTACATCAGTGACACGAGCGCGCACACCGGTAGGTTTTGGCGGCTGTATGCCCTTGCTGATGCAGTGATTAGTACAGCAACGGTTCAGAACGCCAGCGGTAATGCTTTCACGTCGGTGCCTTTGGCTGCCGGTGATTCGATTGAAGGCGTATTCACCAGCGTCACTTTGGCAAGCGGCAAAATCGTCGCCTATAAAATCTGATCATGAGTGACTCCAACGTTCTCGGTATTGATTACGCCAAAGGCGCGACATTTATTGGCGACTCCACGACGCGCACCGGGCGTTGGGCGGCAATTCACTTCACGACAAATACTCAGATTGACGCAGTTGTTGCACAGAACTGGGATGGCAACACACTTTCTGGCCAATCCATGAGCGCCGCCACAACGTTGTACGGCGTCTTTACAAGCATCAAACTACAGAACGGTCACTGCGTCGCATACAAGCTCTGATGGCTCTCGCAACCTCGCTACGGAAAACCGCCAGCAAGCTGATGGTCAGGTTTGGCGGTGAACTTACTATCAGACGGATCACGACTGGCGCGTACGATCCCGCGACGGGTACTGCGACGCCAACCGCATCTGAAACCGTGGTGCGTGGCGTGCTCGAAAACGTCATTCAGCGCGAGTTAAACGACCTGATCAAAAGCAGTGACAAGAAGCTAACGATTGCAGCGGCTGACCTTGCGTTTGAGCCCAGCGTGGCTGATCAAGTAACTGTTGGTGGCCGCATCATGCAGACCGTGCAGGTCAACAAGATTGAGCAGGATAACCTCGCAATTGTGTTTGAGTTGTTCCTGAGGGAGTGATATGGCACGCCAGATCAGGATCGGTGAGATTGGCCAGTATGCCGAAGGGCAGATCAATAAGCTGATCACCGCTGCTGTGCTGACGGCTGACGGCAGGTTGAAACTTGATAGCCCTGTTGATACCGGACGCTTCAGGGCAAGTTGGGCCATTGGCCAAAACGCTGCACCATTTCAAGGGCAACCTGAGGGCAGTTATCCAAACGCTCCGCCGCCTACTGCTGTGAACTATCAGCTTGGCAGTGAGCAGGTCGGCAACGTTTACAGCATCCACAACAACCTGATTTACGCTGAACCATTGGCGGTTAAAGGCAGTCGCAAATCGGGCCTTCCTGGTGGCTGGGTTGATTCCATCGCCAAAGACATTCAAACTTACGTCAACGCAGAAGCGGACCGGATCGGTCGTTCATCATGAGCCTTAACACCGTCCGCTCGTACATCGAAAGCCGCATCGCAACGGAGTTTGCGGATTTTCCTGTCCTACCTGTTGCTTACCAAAACGTTCCGTTCAGCCCACCCAATAACGCAAGCTGGGTTCAAACAAACATCATTTGGGGCGATTCGGCTTACATGACGATCCTGACCACCTCTGCTCGTGGAACCGGCGCAGGCTTTGATCGTCGCAATGGAACACTCGTCTTCAACATCTTTACGCCTCGCGGTCAAGGCCCTGGCGCAGGGCTAACTATTGCTCAACGCTGCATCAACCTGTTCACACGTTTGCAGCTTGAAAATATAAAATTTGATGCCGCAAATGGCCCGCGCACCATCGAACCCTCTGTGCCGGAAGGGTTTTCCCAGACACAGGTGGCGATAACTTTTGAGGCTTACGAGCAAAGCTAGACTCATAACAGCCAATACCGCATACAACAATGGCTGTCACTGTTCTGTCCGGTACGTCCGGCGCCCTTTATTACAAGCCCGCTGGCACCACCGGTACATTCGGTGAAACTGCCGTAAATGCTGGCACTGACACGATTACTGTTCAGCCTTACCTGAATTTCAAGGTTGGCGATCCCGTCAAGTTCAGTGTTATCAACGGTCAAACTGGTGGCTCTGGCACCGGCACCCTGCCCGCTCCCATTTCTTCGGCCACCACGTACTACGTGCTGAGCTACACCGCAGCAACTGGTGCTCTGACTGTTTCCACGTCTGCTGGTGGCACCATTCTTGCCATCACTGATGACGGCACCTTGGCTGCACCTAACGAGTTCGAGGTGTATTACGCGGATTACGCTGCTGTCGGTCAGGTGCAATCCTGGTCCTTTGAAATCAGCCGCGCTGAAATCGACGTGACCACCATCGGTCAAACCGCCGGCCAGTATGCACCCTTCCGTGCCTACATCCCCGGCTTTGCTGATGGCAACGGCACCGCCACGGTTTATGTAACCAACGAAGATGCTGCTCTGTCCAACCGTATGGTTGAAGACGTGCTGCAGCGTCAACAGGTTGGTTGCGCGTTCAAGTTGTACACCGATCTTCAAAGCACTGAGGCCCTGAGCCGTAGCATCTCCATGGATGCCGTGCTGATCAGCGCCAGCCTGAACATCAACCCTGACGATGCGCAGCAGGTTGAGATTGCATTCCGTCCTACCGGCGTGCCAACCTTTGACTTTGCCACTGCCTAAGCTGAGGCTGCCAAGGTTGAGCCCTCAGGTTGCACTGGGGGCTTTTTTATGTCTAAAGTGATAACAAAGAACCCGTTTTATGCCTGCGCCTGTTTCGTCTGCTCTTGCTCGGCTGAAAAAGGCTGCAAACCTGACGCCCATCAAGCGCGTTGTGACGCTGAACGATGGCAGCACGTTTGAGTTTTACGCAAGTGCCTTGACGATGGCTGAACGTGAGCGGGCACAAAAAATGCCAGGTGGTGACGATGCCAATGGCTTTGCGTTGAACCTGCTGGTCACCAAGGCAACGGACGAGGCAGGGCAGCGTCTTTTTCAGGTCGGTGAAATCGCTGAGCTTAAAAACGACGTGCTGGATTCTGACCTTCAAGCCATGATGCTCGCCATTATCACCAACCCTGAAGAGCAGAACGATACCGACATGAAAAGCCGTAAAAGCTGAGCTTAAAAAGGACAACCTACTGCTGCTGCAGCTTGGTGTGGCGAGAGAGCTGGGCTATTCATTGGCTCGGCTCAATGCGGAGGTGACGATGGAGGAACTGCTGATATGGTCTGCTTATTTTGATTTGACAAACGAAGAACAAGAACGCCGCATGAAACGACGCCGGTAGACTGGCTTTAACGCAAGTGCTTAGCCGTGTCTGTCGTCGCCAACGTTGCCATCAATGTTGATAGCCGTGGCGCTACGCAAAAGTTGCGTGAGGTTCAGAATCAGGCGCAGCAAACTGAACGGGCGTTTGGTGGACTTGGCGGCGCGATAACAAAACTTGCTGCTGGAATTTCGGCTCTAGAGGTAGGAAAATTTATTTTTGCCAAAACCGCAGAGATTGAAAGTCAGACCCGCAGTTTGCAGGTGCTAACCGGTAGCGCAGAAAAAGCTGGAAAAATTATAAAAGAATTGCAGCAACTTGGCGCGGTCACGCCATTTACAAGCACTGAGCTGATTGACTCAGCCAAGCGTTTGCAGGCATTTGGCGTTGAAGCGGAAAACGTTGTAGAAACCACCCGCCGACTTGCTGACGTAAGTGGAGCAACTGGAGCTGAACTGCAGGGTCTTGTTACTGCTTACGGGCAGGTGCAAGCAAAAGGCAGGCTGCAGGGTGAAGAGCTACTGCAGTTCCAGGAACGCGGCGTGGCGCTGCAGGAAGAGCTGCGCAAAATGTACGGCTTGTCGGGAGATGAGTTCCAGAAAGCGTTAAGCAAGGGGCGGATCGGCGCAGAAGCCGTTGAAGTCGCAATTATTCGTCTAACCAACGCTGGCGGTAAATATGCAAACGGCGCCATTGCTCAAAGCGATACGCTTGCTGGCAAATTCAGTACATTGCAAGATGGCGTAGATGGCTTGGCTCGTGTCCTTGGGCAAACGCTATCGCCGGTTCTCAAATTACTAATCGACGACATAACAAATCTGGTCAACGGTTTTGCTCAAGGGCTGCAAAATATGCAAAACAATTTTAATGTATTTGTAGCCAATCTGCGAGGCAAAACAACTGATGAGCTAGAGTCGCAAATTTCACAAATCAATAAGTTTATTGCAACCAACCAGCAACAGCTAGCGAAAGTTGCTGCTGGTGGGCAAACAGAGAAACAGATACAAGCAAAAATTTTAGAGCTGCGTAAATTGCGCGATAGTCTGCAAAAAGATCTTGACAAAAAACTAGGCCTTGTGGCTCCAAAAGGAGCTTCAACCATAATGCTGAAATCGCAGGCAGCGCCACCTACACCTAGCTTGCTTGCTGAAGCGGGGGCAAAAGAAAAACAAGGGCGTCAGTTATCTGTCAACGATTTACTGGGCGGCGATATTCAAAGGCAGCTGCAAGAACGTCAAGCTCAGCTAGAAGTCGCAACTGCTCGTGAAATGAACGTGGCGGCAAGCCGCGCCAATGCAGAGCAGGCCAAGCGGATGGTTGAATCCGCGTCAAAACTGCTTGGCATTAAATATCAAATTGATGCAATAGACAAAACAATTACGGCAAGGGATCAAGTCAGAGAAAAGATTATTGCAAGCTCACGCGACAAAACCTACGCCGCGCTTGCTTTTGACGAGCAGACAAACGACCTGAAATCAGCAAGAAAAAATCTAGAACGTGACATTGATAAGGTCATGCTCGAACAGCTTGGCAAAGCCGAGGAACAATACAGGCAAGAGCAGCAAGCAATCCAAGATGTTTTGTCTGGACTCGATTCGGAAATAATAAAAATTGGCGCTGTATCAGAGGCGCAAAAACAAGCTATTCAATTCATCGAAATTGAAAACAAACTAAAGCAGCAAGGGATCATTCTTTCAGAGACCGATGCAAATAAAATCCGCGAAAAGATTGCCGAGATCAGCAAATTAACAAAAGCTCAAGAAGCGGCAAACGCCAAACTTCAAATGGAAAAAGATTTATACGAAGGCATTTCAAGCGCCGTTGCTGGCGCCTTTAGTGGCGCAATTGATGCTGCTGTTAAAGGCACGGAAAACCTTGGCGAAGCCCTGAAGGGTTTAGCGGCTGACTTGCTAGGCACCATCGGTAAGATGTTGATCATCTACGGCATTGCCCAAGCCCTTGGAGCCGCGGGCGGCAACGATGGCGTTGGCGTATTTTCATTCCTTGCCAAAGGTTTTGGCTTTAAGGCTGCGAAGGATGGCGCTTACTGGCCTGGTGGTTTTGAAGCCTTTGCCAACGGTGGTGTGGTTACTAAGCCCACGATGGGACTTATCGGCGAAGGCGGTGAACCGGAGTACGTCATCCCTGCCAGCAAGATGCGTGGCGCCATGAGTCGTTACTCTGCCGGCGCTCGTGGTTCCGGCGTTATCCCATCTGGCTCTGGCGACGGCGCCACCATGGGGGCCACAATGACTGCAGCCCCTATCGACGTTCGCTACACCGTGGAGCGCATCAACTCCGTGGATTACGTGACCGCCGATCAGTTCCAAGCTGGTATGCGTCAAGCCGCCAGCCAAGGTGCAGAACGCGGCCAGCAGCTGGCACTACGCCGCCTGCAGCAATCACCTAGCACCCGCCGTCGCGTAGGAATCTGATGGACATTGCACTTGGCAACTACCTGCGGCTGAAAAAGCCGGACGACACCACGAACTACTACTTCCAGAACTTTTTTATTGGCGCCAACGCGGACTACGACGGCGGCAGCTACGCCTTCCTGCCCTTCGGGTTTAGTGGCGTCAGCGTCAACCGCAGCGGCGACAACACCGAGGCCAGCCTCGTTTTCCCCAACAACGAGTTAAGCCGCGCTTGGGCATTGCCTGCCATTACAGAACGCTGGCTGGCGCGTGTGTACGTGATGGCGCTCAACCCCGACGACCGCACCACCGGCATCTTGATGCATCAGTACAACGGGCAGATTGCCGCTGGGCAATGGGATGAAACCAGCCTGACGCTCAACCTCAACACGATCCTCGATGCCGTTGGGGCTGATGTCCCACTGCGCCGGTTGACGCAAGGTTTGATCGGCAATATCCCAACGTCGGCCAATGTGCGACTGCGCTGATCTGGTCGGGTTGAAATACCGCCTTGGCGCGGACGGCAGCAACGGCGAGATCGACTGCATCCACCTCGTTTACACAGTGCTGGAACGCCTCAGAATGCCGGTCCCGGATTTTCGCGACGACTGGTACGACGCATCAGCACGAGTCATTGCCCGTGATTTACTGCGATGGGGCAGAAGAGTTGACCGGGCTGAGTACGATGGGGACGTGTTGTTAGTAGCCCAGGATCCTTGGGCATTTGCCGTCGTATGGCTGCAGGGCGCCCTCTAC